ATATGGCACAACCAACAACAAGACAACAATTCATTGATTACTGCAAACGCCGTTTAGGCTTTCCAGTAATTGACATCAATGTGGATGACGACCAGATTAGCGACCGAGTTGATGACGCTTTACAATTCTTTGAAGATTACCATTTTGATGGTGTTGAAAAAATGTTTATGAAGCACCGAATTACGCAAGACGATATTAACCGCCGTTGGATTTATTGTCCTGATGCGGTTACCTATGTTGTAGGCATGTTTCCTTTTGATGATTCAAATGCCTCTATTAATATGTTTGACCTGCGTTATCAGTTGAGATTACATGACCTTTATGACTTTACATCGGTGTCGTATGTGTCATATGAAATTACCATGCAACATATTCGCACATTAAACTTAATGTTTTCTGGCACTCCACAAATTCGTTTTAATCGCAAACAAAATAAAATCTTTTTAGATATTGATTGGTCTAGAGATGTGTCTGTTGGCGACTATGTTATAATTGATTGTTACAGAGCTATTCGGCCGGCCACAATTACACTTACAGGAACTGGCACAGCAGTTACAACGGCCAATACAATTACAGGAACAGGCACTATTTTTGACCAAGAGTTGTTAGAAGGTGATGTCATTACGCTTGGCGGTCAAGAATTACAGGTTTATCAAATTATATCACCAACAATACTTACAACAATTGGTCCTGTAGCATCTAATGTTACAAATGGCGTGTTAACCAAACCAGGTAATTCAGAGGTCTTTAATGATAGATTTCTAAAACGCTATGCAACAGCACTTATTAAATACCAATGGGGTTCCAATTTAAGTAAGTTTGCTGGCATACAAATGCCTGGCGGTGTTACTTTAGATGGTGTTCGCATTATGACCGAAGCTAAAGAAGAAATGGATAAGATTGAAGAAGATATGTATAACTTCAATAGCTTGCCAAGTGAGATATTTACGGGATAATTGTAGTGGCCACCAATGTATATTTTAATCCATTTCCATCTAGCCAGATAACTTCCGAGCAGTTGCTCGTAGAAGATTTGGTGATTGAGGCCATGCAGATTTATGGAATGGATATCTTTTATCTTCCTCGTTCATCTCGTGACCAAGTAGATTATCTATATGGTGAAGATACTTTAAAACAATATGTTACCGCATATCCAATTGAGATGTATTTGGAAAATGTTACAGGCATGGATGGTGAACAAGATTTTATTTCTAAATTTGGTTTAGAAATTCGTGATGAGTTGACCTTTCTTGTTTCTCGCCGTAGATTTGCCGCAACGGTACCTTCAAATCGGCCATTGTCAGGCGATTTAATTTATATCCCTCTTATCAGAAATATATTTGAAATTACTCATGTAGAACACGAAAACGACCAAGCAATGTTTTACACATTAGGCCGTGGTCGTGGTGGTAATGTTTATGTTTACGGATTAAAACTTAAACAGTATGTATTTTCAAATGAAATTATTCAAGTTGGTATATCTGAAATTGATGACCAAATTCGTAACTACTATCCAAGAACAAATGTGGCACTATCAGCTGGCGGCACAGGCCAGTTTATTAATGATGAAATTGTTTATCAAAGTGCCAATACATTAGCAAACGCCACGGCAACTGCTGTTGTCCATGACTTTACTCCAAATTCACAAGTCACAATCATTAAAACAATTGGTACCTTCGCAGCTGGCGGCACAATTAAAGGCAACACAAGTAGCGCAACTTGGACGATTAGTACCTCAGATGATTTGGTTCCATTAGATAATGCCTTTGAAGATATCATTGACAACAATCGTATTCAAGCTGAAGCTAATGCTATCATTGATTTTACAGACACAAATCCATTTGGTGAACCATAATGTTAGGTCAAGAACACTACTATAATCGGTCTATTCGTAAAATTGTTGTGGCATTTGGCACACTTTTTAATGATATTCTACTTCAACGCTATACAAAAGATGGTCTTACCAAAAAAGAAATCTTTCGTGTGCCGTTATCTTATGGCTCAAAAGAAAGATATCTAACACAAATTACTTCGGATCCAACACTTACAAAAACAATTAATGTAACTGTTCCAAGGATTTCATTTGAACTTACAGGCATGTCATATGATTCTAGCCGTAAGCAACAGTCGCTAATACAGAACTTTGCTTTAAATGCCAATGGCGGAATTAATACACAATATACACCTGTGCCATATGATTTTAATTTTTCTATGTCCATCTATGTTCGCAATACAGAAGATGGTACACAAATTGTAGAACAAATTTTACCATTTTTTAAACCAGATTTTACTGTTACTGTTGATTTTATTACTGGCATGGATCAAAAGTATGACATGCCTATCACCTTAAATTCAGTAAACACAACAACAGAATATGAAGGTAGTTCAAATGATGGCACTACTCGTTTAATACTTTGGGATTTAGATTTTACTGTTAAAAGTTATTTGTGGCCAGCAGTTAAAACACCAAGAGGATTAATTGGCGCTTTAAATACCACAACAGGCCGATACGGTAGTGCCAATACAAACATATACATTGAAACACAAAATCTTGATGCTCAGAAAGTTACTGTTAATTATGCTACAGGAAATAATTACTATCTTACAGGCGAAACAATTCGTGTTGATAGACCTGATACAGATGAAATTACAGGCAAAGTAGTTTTCTTTAGTAATAATAGCACAGGCATATTAGTTGTTGAACAACTAACTCAACTACTACAAGCAAATGATATCGTTGTTGGAGATTACACCAATGCGTCCTACAATGTAACAGCTGTTGCTGTGTCACCTGTCAAGGCTATCGCAATTGTAACTAGACCTAGCCCACAAAACTCTGATCCAGATGATGAATTTGGTTTCTCTGAAACAATAACCAATTGGCCTAATACCTTATTATGAACAATCTAAATGAAAAATTATCTGAAGCCTTAGAAATACAACCTCTAGAAATTAAACAATCTACCGAAATAGTAGAAATTAAAGATGTTGTTGACGATGACGCTGAGTTTGCTAGGCAAAACATCCGTGATTTGATTGTAAAAGGCAACGATGCTGCAAGTCATATTGTAGAAATTGCCAAGCAATCTGAGCATCCAAGAGCCTTTGAAGTGGCCGCTGGCATGTTAAAAAATCTATCAGATATGAATAAAGATTTACTAGAAATTCAAAAACGCAAGCAGGATTTACAACCAAAGGTAACCAACAACACACAAAATCTAAACATAGATAAAGCTGTATTTGTTGGTTCTACCGCAGAATTACTTAAACAATTGAGAGAAAATAAATAAGATTATGGAAAAATTAATTGAACAACTTAGAACAATTTTAGGCACAAACTTTGGCCTTTATTTTAAAATACATTCATACCATTGGAATGTTGAAGGTCCCAATTTTGTAGAATATCACACCTATCTTGGTCAACTCTATACACAAATTTTTAATAACACCGATTTAATTGCTGAAAAGCTTCGAGCGCTTGGAACTTATGCACCGGTTAGTTTGACAAGAATGAAAGAGTTTTCTGACATTGAGGAAGATGTTTCTGTATTAGAAGCAAATCAAATGTTTCAAAATTTAGTTATTGCTAATGATAGGTATATTATACATCTACGAGCAGGTATTATTGCAGCCGAAGCCGCAAATGAACCCGCCATTGGTAATTTTTTACAAGACATCTTAGACCAACACCAAAAACATGCTTGGTTCTTAAAGAGTATTACAAAATAAATGTCAGACGGCTATCTAGGAAATGAACGCCTAAAAAGAGTTGGCGTAGAATTATCTTTTACTGAGGAACAGTTAAAAGAAATCATATTATGCACCCAAAATCCAGTTTATTTTATTAATAATTATGTAAAGATTGTTAATATTGATAAAGGCCTAGTGCCTTTTAATATGTGGGATTTTCAAGAAGAAATGGTTCGTGATTTTCATAAGAATCGTTTTTCTATTTGTAAAATGCCTCGCCAAGTTGGTAAAACTACCACCACAGTAGGTTACATGTTATGGTGTGTTTTATTCCAAGATGATTATACAATTGCTATTCTTGCAAACAAAGGTTCACTCGCACAAGAAATTATGTCCCGCCTGCAAAAGGCCTATGAATATTTGCCTTTGTGGTTACAACAAGGTATCATTGTTTGGAATAAAAGAAACATTGAACTAGAAAATGGTTCTAAAGTATTTGCATATGCAACCTCTTCGGCTGGTGTTCGTGGTGGTTCGTATAACTTAATCTTCTTAGACGAATTTGCGTTTGTGCCACATAACATGGCAGTTGATTTCTTTACATCAACCTATCCAGTTATTTCTTCTGGTCAAACATCAAAGGTTATTATTGTATCCACACCTAATGGTTTGAATTTGTTTTACAAAATGTGGACAGATGCCATTGAAAAGCGTAGCCTCTACCAACCAGTTGAAGTTCACTGGTCTATGGTACCAGGCCGAGATGATAAGTGGAAAGAAGAAACAATACGCAATACTTCCGAAGAACAGTTTCGGCAAGAGTTTGAAACTGAGTTTATTGGTTCTTCGGCCACGCTTATTTCAGGTGCCAAATTAAGGTCATTGAGTTTCTTTAATCCAATTTCATCTATTGAAAATGTGGATGTTTATGAAAATCCAATAGAAGGCCATTTATACATTGCAACTGTTGACTGTGCCGAAGGTGTTGGTGCCGACTATTCTTCTATTAATATTATAGATGTTTCACAGGTACCGTATAGGCAAGTCGCTAAATACAGAAGCAACAAGTTACCTTTATTGTTCTTTCCAACTATCATTTATAGTTTGTGTAGAAGGTATAATGAAGCCTTTATTCTAGTTGAAACAAACAATATTGGCCAACAAGTGGTAGATATTCTACACTATGATTTAGAGTATGAGAATGTTTACAAAATTGACCACCATCACATTAAAGGCCAAACAATCTCTGGTGGCTTTAAGAGGGCTACAAGTTTTGGTATTAAAACCACCAAAACAGTTAAAAAGATTGGTTGTGCCAATCTAAAAACACTTATAGAATCTGATAAGTTAATTATTAATGACTTTGATACCATTGCAGAAATGAATACCTTTGTTCGTGTTCGTGATAGCTACTCTGCGGAAGAAGGCAATAATGACGATTTGGTTATGGGGCTGGTGCTCTTTGCTTGGCTAAGCGCACAGTCCTATTTTAGAGATGCTACAAACATAGACATACGAAGGGTTCTATTACAAGAACAAAACATGTTGGCGGAAGAAGATTTAGTGCCCGTAGGTTTCATAGATGATGGTCGGAGAGAAGAAGTTTTGGTAGATTCAGGTGATGTTTGGACAGAAAAAGGGTATCTTTCTTCAACTTTGTAAAAAACTAAATAGATAATAAATAGAAATTGACCCAATAAACAAAAGGAGAAATCCATGGCATTTCAATTATCCGCAGGGGTAAATGTATCAGAAGTTGACCTGACTACAATTGTCCCATCAGTCGCCACTTCCATTGGCGCATTTGCTGGACCTTTTGCGTGGGGACCAACTAATGAAGTAATTACTATATCCGATGAAGTTCGTCTTGCTAGTAGATTTGGCAATCCGGACTCTACAAACTATGAATACTGGTTCTCAGCTGCAAACTTCCTAGCATACACAAATAATCTTAAAATTGTTCGTGCTGCCAATACCGCTTATTCTACATTAAATGCATCTGCTAATACAAATGGTGCAATTTTAATTCAAAATGAAGATGACTACTTAGGAAACCACGCAACAGCAAACACAACAAACGGCCCAATGGTCGCAAAATGTCCTGGTGCTCTTGGTAATTCGTTGCGTATTTCAATGTGCCCAAG